ATACCTTTTCTTTCTCTAAATACATGATCTATTTTATCATCAGGACCAGTATCTAAAACAACATGCGGTAATGGTATTGCAGAGAAAGTAACAGGGTTTATTGCGTCACCCTCATCTACACACAGTACACCAGTACCTACTGCTAGATCCATGAACGCTTCATGTACTTCCTGAGAGAAATTTGAGTTTTGTAGTATTTCGAATACATACTCAGTAATCTCATCAAGATCATTGTCTACAAAGTCACGCTCTTCTTTTGGTATTTCAGATCCTGCGATTAAATCTGCCCAACGTGCAAAGTTTGGAACTAATCCCGATTGGAGCCTCGAAGCAAACTCTTGAACGCCAACCACCGCTGTTTCGTCAAAGATCTTATCATCTCTACGCTGACCTGCAGTTTCATAATAAAAAGACTCACGCTGCGGTAGAGCATACTCATAACATTCCTCAAAGAGGTCAACAAAGTTTTGCCTATGTGCTTTAGCTTTTTCATATCGTTCTAACTTCTGTTTTGGATCTTGCATTATAAAAACCTACTGTAGTATCCGATTCCACCAGTAGAACCAGTAATTAAAGACCTTCTACCTGCACCGCCTCTACGACCTGTACCTGCTTGTCTACTTTGAATATTAAGTTCTCTTTCAGATCCAGACAAGACTCTTCTTCCAGACCCAACTTCTCTATCTCTTTCTACTCTTCTTCTTAACAAAGACTGCTTTGCTCTAGCTCTTTTTATTCTTTGCCGCCTTAACTCATCTTGAGCTAGAAGCTCTTGAGCCTTCATAGCGTCATCTGGATCTTGGGTGTAAATACTTTCTGCGGTTACAGATGTATCTCCAACATCATCACCTATAACTGTAGTATCAGTAGTGGTATCTGTAGTGGTATCTGTTGTGGTGTCTGTAGTAGTGTCTGTAGTAGTATCGGTTGTAGTGTCAGATCTTCTTTTTTTCTTACGTTTTCTACTACGAGCTTGCTGATCGGCTAAAGCCTTTTTAGATGCAGCACTACGACTTTCTAAGTCACGATAGTATGCTTGGTTTTTAGTTTTCAAACCTAGATCCATTTTAAGATCATCTGCGGCAGAGTTCTTTGGTGCTTGCGAACTAGAGTATTTCCCAGTTGCTATATCTTGTTTGTTGCTTTTTTTCTTAGCTTTAGACTTTGGTGTGCACATAACAAAACTCCTCGTTACCTATTGGTAAACACAATTCAAAACAAATTTCAACGCACAAGTGACCAAACGCTAGGCTTGTTTGCCACACTTTTAGGTTTCCTGTTAAATATATCATAGTCTTTTCTAGCTTGAACTACCTGAGAAGGTTTCTGATTTGACATCAAAGCGCGTCCTTCTCCTGCACCCAACAACAAATATTGTAACGCATCGTGTATGTGAGAGTACATATTCTTATCAGGTTTGTCTGCGTATCTCTCACCACTTACTTCCATACGCTTGTAAGCATAGCCACCCTCAAAACCCTTAATAAGTTGTTGGCATCTTCTGTCCATCAAAAACGCAGGTTTGCCTTCAACCATTTTGTTAAGTTGCTGCGCCACTGACTCCAAGCGGAGATCCACCGAATTGCTCGGAGCGGGAAAAGCACGTAGACCTGCACCTCTAAGTATGTGGAAAGGGGTAGATTCGTCCGTCTGCGCCCTAAAATCACCTGCTGGATCACCATATATATAGACATCGGAAGCTTCAGAAAACCTAGTAGCAATTTCATTTCTTAATACCTCTGCAAATCTGACAATGCCCATATCAAAAGCAACAACCTCTGACTGTATCAACCATCTGTTTCTAACCTTTTGACCAATAACAGCGGCAGGAGTAAGGCCAAAGTCTATCCCTATATACAAAGGAAGCCCCGAAGCTACTGGTATTTCTTCTTTAGCAATATGTGTTTCACTAGCAAACATTGGATATACTGGCTTTCCGTCCTGTATCGTGCCTAGTTTATTCATAACATAGACATCAATCCAAGACTTTGTTTTACCTTGTACTAAGTTTTCATAATAATTACCAAGCATGTTCTTTTTATTCTCTGCGTAATTACTTGCTTTGTAATTCTCTACCTCACCATCTTCATTGTATATTTCTTTCATACCAGATGGTTGTGTAAAGAACTGCCAGTTGTCAGGCTTGACCAACATCTTAGCTTGCTCTCTAGGAATGTGATCTGGTACTGGAACTTCTCCAGACATGATAGGCCACCAGTGATCTTCTTCTGGTGCGTTTGTATCCGCAATAACTCCTGTCCAACTTGGTCCACCATCTCTCATCGAAGGAAATCTACCAACCCTCATCGTACAAGCGTCAATAATACTTTTAGGTATCTCCCTTGCCTCGTTAATCCAGATGCCTGTTAATTCGAGGGACAGTAGTTTTTTAACATCTTCTGGACGATCAAGAGCAAGGAAGATTACCTCAAGGTCTATGTCACCTTTCTTTATGTGATGTGTATAAGGCACAGACCAAGTAAACTTACCCCATTCATTCTCAGGAAACCAATCAAGCCAAGTCTTAATAGTGGTCGTTCTAAGTTGTGGGTTTGTATTTCTTATGATTGCCCACCGACTTTTCCTAACACCATCAGGACTTTTCTCTTGAGCAAGCGATCTTCTAAATACTTCGATGCAGCAACCAACAGACTTACCAGATCCTACTGGGCCTCTTATGCCACGAAAGAAAGTGTTGTCTTTCATAAACTTCTTTAAGACTTCACCATCAGGTTTGTATTTAAAGTTTATCAACGCAATCCCTTATCTACGCCAAACTTAATCATCTTCTCTACAATCTCTGGGCCAATGCTTTCTATTAACTTATCGCATTGGTCATTCGTTGCTAATCCTTTTGCCTCAACATGTGCTAAATGAACTTTGCGAACTATGCCTCTAAGCAAATCTAAATCTTGTTGGGATATAGTAGTTATAAAACTCATTTGAATATATTAAACTTCTCTATTGGTATTTCAGCTACAGCTTCAATGTCGGCAGGATCTCCTCTATCCGTTCTGCCTCCTATTGTTATTTTATACATCTCAGTCAAAGATGCCCACCCGATACAATCTTTCCATCCAACTAAAAATATACACGGTAAGCCAGTGGCAAGACGCATAGAAAAGGCAGCTTGCACTTTGTTAGCCGATACAAAACAAGTAGGATAAGTACCCTTTACATGTGTCCTTGTTCTGATTTCTACAAAAGCTTTTACGTCCTTTCCCTTTATTATCAGGTAATCAAACTGATTGTACTTGTCTTGCTTACGCATAGCGCAGCCCCATCTACGCGCTGCATATCTAGCAATGTTCTCTTCTCTACTTAGGTCAGCCTCAGTCTCATATGTTGGTCTAACCATTATTTTTTCTTAGACTTCCTTTTGGGCTTGGGTTTCTCATACGCCTCGTTTATATCAATCGTGGAGGGGTCATCACCTTTGAGTCTGCCATTGGAGCTTCTGGCTCTCGTTGGTTCTGGCCCTTCCACGAGGCGGCGAGATTGGGAGGTACGAGTCTTGCCGCTATAAGTATTACCTGCTAGAACGTGAGTTTCGCCTTCATACAATTCACCACTCGTCAAATATAAAGCCATTACTTGTAACTTCCTGACATAAGTGTTTTCTTTTTCTTCATAGGCTTCTTAGTTTCTTCCTGCGCTTTCTTAGCCGCAGCTATTCCCTTCTTAGTGTAGGGAAACTTCTTTCCATTTACATTAGGCATATTATTTTCCTTTGCTAAATCTAAGCTCTTCTATCGTCATAAACTCACCACACCAATCATAAAGTTCTGTTTGAGTATTCCAAACGCTTGTATGATATACGGTTTTATTTTCTTTACCACTATAAACTAGTTCTGGGTCTTTAGAATGAACTGGGACATTTGGTGGATAGCGTCTGCACTCTCCAAAATTCAAATCACCTTCAGCATCACTAAATCTTTCCCAGAAAGTACAATTACCACATGTTCTCATAGTTTTAACTCCCTTTGTATTTTTCTTAAACCAGACTTAGTAACTGGAGATACTATCTTTGAGTCTAAGCCTTTTCTCTTTTGCTGCCTTGCATATTCTTTAGCAGCTATCATACCCTCTTTTGTATAAGGAAAAGTTTTTTTTCCAACTCTAGGCACTTCTAAATCTCTTTACTTTCTTAGCAATCTTCTTCGGTTGAGCCACAAACTGTTGACCCTTTGCCTTACCCTTTCGTTTGGCTCTGGTTGTAGCGCGATACTCAGCATCACTAAGAGCAGCGATAGCTTTAGAAGGTAAGTAGCGTTCACCAGTTTCGCTAGACTTCTTACCAGACTTAGTTCTCCACTTTTGTTTGCCCCAATTAAGCAGCGATCTTTGTGGCGCTCTCATTTGTTTTTAATTCCCTTAACCAAATGTATCCTGTGCCAAGGTCATCAACCTTACATTCAAACTCAATACCTTGAACACGTAACTCAGCAATAATCTCGCCCATCATACTTACACTTGCAAATTCAATACGCATTATGTCTTATAACCTCCACCTCTAGCCTTATAAGTCTTAGCAAGCAACTGTGCCTTTCGAGCAGACCATTGTCCTGCCGCAGTGCCATGAGTAGCCCTTGCCTTGATTGAGTTAAACAAACTCTTTCGCATCTTAGGCTTAGTGTAAACTCCTGCTTTGTTTACTGTACTCATGGGAACTTGTCTCCACTTGGATCAGGCATATCATCTACCCTATTACTCAAGAAGTGCCATCGCTTCAAGAGTTTCTTTCTCTCAGGTGTCATCTCAATCCCACCGCTTACCTCAGTATTGCCAGTAGCAAAGTCAAATAACTTACTAAAAAAACCCTTAGGCTGTGGCTTGGGATCTATCTTCTTCTCAATGTCATCTAACTCTTTGATATACTTATCGCGCAACTTAAGCTGCACACCACGATTAACTAAACTTTGACTCTTCTTCTTCATGACTTCTTATTCCTCGCTGCAAATGATCTAGCTGCCTCAACACTGCCAAAGCCCCACTTCTTCAACGCCAATGCCTTTCTCGTAGGCCGACCCTTCTCGTCCTTCATCGGACCCTTCATCCCTGCAAACCTAGCAGCAAAAGAAACACGCCTCGGATTCTTACCCTTGGGAACAGGCCTCTTTAAATTAGCACCCTCAGTCTTCTTGAAATGCCTTCGACCTGCCTCAGTCAAACCGCCCGATGGACTCTTGTGGATCTTTCGCATTACATCGGACCTTTCTAACTAAAAAATATTTTACAGAGTTGTTGTAAACCTTTTTGAAGAAAAATGCTAGTGAGGGACTACTTGCCACTATAACTTTGCGACTTTTGACCCACCCCCCTACTATGACAAGTCAATGCTAACCTTAATATCCCCTGCAACCTGTACCTGCGATCTATCTATTGGTTTATATCCTGCACGGTCGAGCAGATCTTTCGCAGCCTCAAGCTGTACGTACTCGCTTTTAGCTCCTGTCACCAGTCTGCGTAACTGTCCTGCGGCTACTGTAGCACTTAGTCCAAATTCCTCTCCCATCCTCTGCATCATATAGTGCTGCACATGAGGGAGCTTTAACGCCTTGGACGCAGTGACTCTTCCGCTCTCGCCGCTCGCATACCCAGCTTGCGTGGCTGCTTCTGTAATACTACATCCACTTGCTACGATGGTGTCTACCAAAGCGGTCTGTTTATCAGTCAGTTTTCTCTCAGTGAATTGACCCATTCAACATCCTTTTCTATGTTCTGTAAGCTTCACATTGATCCTAAGTCAAGCAAGCGTTACATCTACTATATCGAGGCAAGCATCAAAACAATCATCTAGTGTGTATTATCCATTGCTACCACTGCTAGCCCCCCTCTCCCTCTCTCCCCCCATTGATGCCAGTTTTGTCAACTGCTTGTCAATATGTGACGTAGCGTAACTATGTAAATGACGTAGCGTCCTATGGGTTGACACGTTTGGGCGATTGCCGCGCTCTTGTGAACCAAGCCCCTTCAGGTCTTGTCCCTTCGGGCTTCGATCGTTCCCTCGCTTCACTCGGCTATCGCAAAGAGAAGAGAGAAGAGAGATAGAGTCTCGCTGACGCTCGACGAGGTGTAAGGGATTTGACCAACTCGAAGATCGCGTGCGGCCATCCCCGTCATGGAACAACCAGAACCTTATGTCAACACGGACGTGGTTGCGTATTGACATCAGAACCATGGCAATTCCCTGTCGTTGCTGTCCACCCCCTCACTTCGGGTCGGGCAAATTTGATAAGAAAGACATATAAACGGAGAAAATCATGTCAAAAATTATACAAGCAATAGTAGATACATACACTCATAGTACAGAACTATACATCACTACCAATAACCTAGATCGCCACGCTTCAAACGATGGATGGAAAGTTATAGATACTCTCAAGTTTCATGCAGAGCGTAAACTAAAGAGAGAGATCCAAGATCTAGAGTTCTGGATTTCCAGACAGTCAGAGAGAGAGACCACCGCTAAAACTTGGATGAACAGGTATCGAAGTCAATTCAATGGCGATGAGATAAGCACCAATAATCTTCAAGCATCAGTCGCCAAGTATAAAGCAGAAAGTTTTGCTCTCATGTTAATGCAGTCTGAACTTTCAGCAGCCCAGTCAGCATATAAAGAAATGACCGGAGCAACCTACACAAGCATTGAGAGCAAACCAGACGCAGAGATGCCAGATGATATCAAAGCAATGTTTGCAGAGCTAGACGCTCTTGAAGCAGCCAATGAACCAGAGGTCAAAGCTAAGAAGAAAGCTTAGACATTGGAGGGAGGTCGAAAGGCCTCCCAAAAATTTCGCGCTCGCTTCGCTCGCTTTTTATACTCTTGCGGAGAGGGCTTGACTTGCTGCATACGTGCAGTTACTATCATATTGAAACCAATACAAAAGGAGAAGTTTATGTTGGAATCAGCTACATCAAAACAACTATGGAAGATCAATCAACTTGCTTGGGAATACTCTGAGCTTGTTGAGCAATTGCGAAACAAGGGAGACCTCAAGTTAATTACTCAGGCTTTCTTCCCAATGTCAAAGCCGATTGCAATTGAATTAATAAAGTCAATGATAATAACAAACGGAAAGATTGCTGAACTAGTAGCAATGGAAAAGGAGAGTGAGAATGTTAAAGTTGAATCCTAATATAGAAGCGAGTCAAGACAGACTAACTCAAGCGTTAGGTTTGTTACCTTACTGGGTCAGAGACTTCTGTTTTCAAGATGAAACAAAAGATATTGTTCAGTTTATGGAAGACCAATACGGATTTGGTAAGCTGTATAAGTTTGGCTCAAAGCTTAAAGATGGGATGCTCATATCAGAATACGAAGAAGATAAAGATATGGAATGGCTTGCATCACATGATACACCTGTTGGATTGGTTTGGTATTTTCCATACGCAATCATTGCTTTGCCAAGAGAAGAAGAGAATGATTACTTTATTACGAGGATGGACTAATGAACAAAAAACAAGAGAAAGCTTATCGTAATTTGTATGATGCTGTGACTGAACTCTTTGATACTTGGGATAACATTGAGGATATTTATTTATCCGACTTCATTGCAATTAGAAAAGCAAAAATAAAAGTTTGGAGAGAGTTCCATCAGCAATGGGAGAAAGAGAATGAATGAATTAGAAAAGCTTTTGAAAGAGAAATGCCTAAAAGAAATGGGCAACACAAAAGAAAACAAACAATGGCTTGACGATAAACTTATCGTTGTGATGCCAACCAAACAGGAGAAAACAAATGGCACGTTGGACTAGACAAGACTTTGAATTTGTTGCTGATGAGATAGCACCTTTCTTACATTGGCCTACTAACATCAAAGAACTATCGCAAAAACTTAAGCGCATGAACCCAAGATTCGAT